TACAATAGATGAGAAGTTCCCTGAGAATACAGAAGAGATAGATGATTTATCTGATATCGATCCTGACACTTTGTTAGTTCTGGATAGGTTTACAAAGGCAAAAGGTCTTGTTCCTAAATCTGAATTGGCAAAGATGACATATCAAGATAAGCACAAAACTGCTGAGAATGAATTTTATGAAGCTCATCCAGAGTATTCACCAGAAAATGATACTGATGATGTTCTGTATCAAGCCATAAAACAGGAGTTGACATATTTTGCAACTCCATCAGATCCTAGAATGATACCCAAATTGTTTGCTAAAGCTCACAATGAAGTTGTCAAACAGTATCCTGATAAATTCAAAGGCAAAAGTACTGCTGGTAGTGATAAACAGATTAACAAGTCTGTTAGAATCAAGACTCAAAAACTTGGTTCCAAATCAGGAGGAAGTACAGGTAAGTCAAATGAAACTGATAGTAAGAAAGACTTTTCTCCAGAGCAACTTCGTGCTCTAGAGGATGGTGGATGGTCTCAGGAGGACATCAAACGACTTACTACTTAAAATTATAAATATGAAATACGGAGCTGGTTTCTTTGTCCTAAGGGACAATGCAGACAAAGGTGCTCATGCAATTCCAATCTCATCCCAAACAGTTTTAGTTGGGGATCTTTTGGATCTTGACATAGGTGCTGCAAACTGGACTGTTGCTGCTGCTTCCTCTGTTCATTCAACTAGAAAAGCTATTGCTATAGCTTCTGCTACAAGTTCTGATAGTACAGTGCTTGCAATAATATTGGATGGAAATGAAGATGTTCAAGTACAAGGTGCGAACACAAGTGACAGTGCTGACAATGGTGACAGAATGATTTTGACTGACAAGAATACAGTCAATAACACTGGAACTGATGATGCAAACAAGGAAGCTTGTTTCTTACAGCTAGGATATGTTGGAGAAACAACTGACAATCAAATTTGGGGTCGAGTATTAGTAGGAAGTGGAGTCAATCCAGACGCTACTTAATCTTAACTACGAAATATTATTATGAGTGCTCCATTAACATTGAGCCAAGCTGTTGACCTAACAAATGTCGCTATTCAAGACATTTATTTAAAGGAAAGCAAGCTTGAGAAAAAATCAGTGTACAACAAATACTACAATACAGTATCTGGTGTGACTGATTATTACCTCAAAGATTCTTCACTATCTGGTCTTGGTGAAGCTGCAAGGATTACAGAAAATGCTGTAGTCACTTCAGAGATTCCTGTACAGGGATATGACCAGACTTATACACAAGTAGAATTCGGAAAGATGCTACCAGTCACAAAGCAAATGTGGAAGTTTGGTATCAAAAAGCGAGATCTTACTCGTGTAGTTAAGTCTTTAACAGCAGCATGTGAAAGAAAGCGAGAAGTAATGTGTGCTGACAGACTTGACAACTCCTATTCAACTTCTTACACAGTTAGCGATGAGAACGGAAGCTATTCTGCCACAGTTAGTGGTGGAGATGCAGTTGCTCTTATCTCTGCTGCTCACACACGAGAAGATGGAGGATCCAACTGGAACAATAGAATTACTGATGGTACCACAGTCAACATGGATGCTGACTATGATGCTCTCAAGGCTCTAGCTCGAACAGGTTCACTTGTCCGAGATCCAAAAGGAAATTTGATGGATGTCAATTATGACACCATCCTCTGCAGGACTAAAAGTTCTGTAAACTTCAGACTAAGAGAAATCCAGAGGACTGTGCGAGCAGGAGGAAAGAGTTCTATGCCTGGAAGTGCAGACAATGATGCTGCAGGAATTGATGACTTCTCTATTCTTCCAATTCCATGGATTACAACTAACACATCATACTGGTGGGGAGTTGATACAGCCATGAAAGGAGATGAATTTGGTCTTCAATACAAAGAGTCACAACCTGTCATGATGGAAGGTCCAAATGTCGTGTTCAAGACTGGAGAAATTCAGTACAAGACCACAATGATGTTTGACATCGGATTTAATGATGGTCGTAACTTTGCAGGTTCAAAGAATACGAATGCTGCTTAATTAGATTATTAGAAACTGATGAGAATCCACATGGGAGTGTTCCATGAAAGGTACTCATCATTAAGATAAACATAAATATATGAGTTATCAAAATGGAAGGTCTTATACAGACTTTCGAGCATTGAATCTGAAAGCTGCAGGTGGAGCAATTAGATTTGAAACTCCAACAACCACTCCAACTACTACATCTGGTGAGAGATTGCTTTATGTGGATAGTTCTAATCAGCTTATCTTTGATACTGGTAGTACTACTATCACTATTGGAGCAGCTGGTGCAGGAAGTGCGAGTTCTCTTGATGCTGCTTATGATATTGGAGCTACTATTTCAGTAGACTCTGGTACAGTAGGTATGTCAGGAGTAAATGAAGACACAGCTGTCTTGACATTGTCAGGAGATGCTGCTTCAGCAGGTGCTTTGCTCTTGTTCTCACACTCTGGCACAGGAACTGATATAACAGGTTCAGGAAGTACTTGGAATGTTACATCAGCTGGTGTTGCTTCTGTTGTGGAAGTTATTCTAGCAGACAATGAACCAATTACATTAGGTACTGGTTCAGATGCCACAATTGCTTGGAATGGAACTCTCTTGAATATCGCAGGTGCTACTGATTTTGACAATGCTGTCACTACTCAGAGTACTGTTGTGGTTGCAGGAGGAGCTGGTTCAGCAGGAATCACGCTAACTGCAGGAGAATTAGTTTTGTCTGATGGTGCTGTTCAAATAACAGACGCAGATAATGCTGCTTCTCTAATAGTAACAAACAACACAGCTTCAACAATTGCAGGTGTAGTTCTTGTTACTTGTGATGGTTTGACTTCTGGTACAGGAATCAGAGTTGACAACACTGCTGCTGGTATGACCACTGGAAACTTCTATGATGCATATGATGGTGCTGCCATTGTGTGGGAAGTAGGAGACAATGGTGCAACTACCATTGCAGGTGCAGGTGGTTCAGATATGATTACCATAACTGCTGGGGATGTCCTCATTAGTGATGGTGCTATCGCTATCACAGATGCTGACAATGCAAATTCACTCTCTATTACGAACAACACAATCACAACAGGTGATTTGGTAGACTTCAACTCAACTTCAATCTCAACAGGAGCTTTGGTTAAGTTGAATGCTAACACTGCTGCTCATGATGGAGAAGTTCTTGAATTGATTTCAGCAGGAGATGCTACTTCAACTCCTGTAGGACTGTCAATCTCAATCCCTAGTGTCACAACAGGTGCTGCTAGAGGTATTGAAGTTACTATGGTGGGATCCACAACTACTGCGAAAGGTATTGCAGTAACTATGGATGCTATTACCACTGGTGATATGCTCTACCTAGATAATGGTGGAGGAACACTTACTGGTGCTGGTAGGTTCATCAATTGTAATGATGATGACACCTCTCTGTTCTCAGTTGCAGGTGATGGTGCTACAGTTATTGCTGGTACAGCCAGTGGAACTGATGCATTGACACTTACTGCTGGAGATGCAACACTCACAAGTGGTGATTTGACATTGACACTTGGTGAGCTTGTCTTAACAGATACAGATGCAACTACATTTACATCTATAAATGGAACTGGATCTGTTGTCACTGTTACTTCAGGAGGTGCTCTTGGTGCTGACAAAGCTGGACTAGAAGTAGTTGCAACCAATGCTGGTAGCAATGCTGATAGTGCTGTTGTTAGAATTACACAAGACCACTTAACAGGTGCTTCATTCTGTATGAATCTCAAACAGGATGACCTTGATGTTGCCTTCATTAACTTTGAAGGAACAGCAAGTGCTGATGAATTGTCACCAATTAGTACTCATGGTACAGGTACAACAACCGACTTTGTTCGTTGTTCTATAAACGGAACATTGGCATGGGTCCCAGTTGTTACTGGTGCTCTAAGTGCATAGAGTTTAGTCTCTACTTTGCTTCTTTACAGGAGCAAAGATAGGGACTTAACCCATTAATAAATAATAATAATAGAAACATGTTAACAGATATAAGAGGAACAGCAGAAATAAATTCAGCAACAGCTGGAGATGTTACCGTTATCGCAGCTCCAACAAAAGGTCATATTGAAATTGACCATTTGGAAGTTATGCCAACAGGTGGAGCACAGACTCTCATCTTTAAGATAGCAGGAGCATCAAGTGCTGCCAACCAGACTCCAATGGAGAGATGGGAGTATGACTTTGATGATAACCAAGCATATGTCTATGATAGGACTCATGCTGCTTCAATAGAATGCACTGAAGCAACTGCTTTTATAGTCAATCTTGCTGCTTCAACAGCAGTAACAGGACTTGTGCAGTACAGAATTGTAGGTGCTTAACCAAAAATTATTATGCATACACCACCAGCAACAAGATCAAAAGATGATGCCAATAAAGAGCTTCATGAGATTGAATTAAAAATCAATAATGAGAAGTCCAATTTGGAGTTTATTCGAAAAGAAAGGTCAAA